CCCCTACTCAAGCTTCACATATCAACGGAACCCTAGTGACCCGAGAAAGAACCAAGTCCTATGAGCATGAGTTGTGTCTTTTTCACAGAGCTCAAACCATTTGTTGCCTTAAGTTAGCAATTGCCTTTCACACGCAAGCCATTCCGGACCGGGTATCTCACCGTTCCTCCTTGCGAGTCGAGCAACCTCGACCAAACAGAGTGTGTTGTTGCCTGTCTAGTTTAAATTTTGTTTTTTATGTGACTACCATGTATACGGCAAACTATCTGTCCGTTGTAGTAGTCATCTGACTCTAGTACTCTATGATTGAATTGTTCTCTAGCTTCTATGTAACTACAAGCTGCTTTTGAGTTGCAATAAAATAATATTTCTCTTGTAAAGTTGTCTGAGCCTAGCTCTGCAATGTCTTTGTTTAGTTGTTCGTTGCTTCCATAGTATAGTTGCCAGTCTGATTCTATTTTGCTTCTGATCCGTTTGCGTTTCTTGTTGCCGTTCTTTAATTTTACTACTTTGTATGAGGTCTTGCTAAATTTTGCTAATTTTTTTCCAATGTATTTCCTGCCGGACAGTTTATTAGTAATCAAATAAACAAATCCAACACAATCATCGGGCAACGTTTCAATTTCAGTGTTTTCGTACAACCATACCATGGACTAATAGTTATCATTTTACCACTCAGTTGCATATTTTTCATCTACCCTGCTGGCTACACACTTAGTCTGGCACTCTTGCCACCCAAAAGTTTTAAATGTTGTTGCCCAAAAATCATCAGTTACAGCATCAGCAAGTGTGCGACGATTCAAATCAAATTTAGCGGCAATGGCTTTCCATTCTGAGTTGTGGCTGTAGCGGTTTGCCACCCAACAGCAAGGAAACAATCTACCTTGTGCGTCAATGTAAAGTCCTTTGTTGCCAATTTCACACAGGGGTCGTACACCGTTGACCTCTGCGGCAGATTTGTATAATTGTATGTTCTTGGTGTTTGCCTGTGAATTAAGCCCACGCGAGCTTAACACGACAACATCTCTTTCGAATCTGTGCGAGCCGCTGACAAACTTTCTACTGGGTTCTAGTGGATCGTCTTTGCCGTACCCGGGATAGATTGTTCCAAACTTGGTGCTTTTTGTTAATTGAAATGCATCCATGCCCAAGTACAGGGCTAAATTTTTCATATGATCTATACGATCTTCGTTAAATTTAAATGCAATAGCAGCCCAAACTAACCGACAGTTGCTGTTATCTCGTAGTGCCTTGACCCCGGTAACAATACTGTTAAAATCACTGTTTACTCGATACAAATTATTGCTGTCATGGTCGTAGCCATCAACGCTAAAATGTACAGTGTCCTGTTCAGTGAGCACACGGCCTAGTTCCTGCCACCATTCTGGTTTCTTGTGTGAACCATTGGTGACAATAACGATCTCTACAGGTTTGATGGATTTGATATATTGAATCACTGGTACAAGATCGTGGGCATAGATAGGATCACCGTCATCACCACAGAATGTGATCTTCTCCACATGGTCGAGCACAAACCCTGCGGTAAAGTTTCTTTTGAAAAATTCTAAATCTAGTTCAGTGTTTACCAAACTGTCAGGAACTTCTTGTCTAGCACAGCGTGGGCAACGCAAGGTACACTTTGAACTGATTTCGATGTGAAAATGCCAAGTGGCTAACATAGTTGTACCTCTCGTTGCCATTGATCTTGAAATACAGTTTTGTTTTTGTTTGTGGAACAAGCACTGGCACACACTGAATTGGGGGTGTCTGTTTTCCAGGTCAATTTTACAGTGGCCAAATCATCTTTGACAAAATCTTGTTGAGTGGTTCCAAGCCAGCAACAAGGGCTTACCCGCCCTTGAGCATCTATGTACATGCTTTTTTCATTGAGCACATGACATTTGATAGGTCCTGGCTTGACCGCAGGCTGTTGCCATCCCATGGGAAATTCCAAATGGTCAGTGAATCCACGCTTGCTGACCTTGGCACGAAACCACTTGAATCCCATGTCACGGGCCAACTGCTCGCAAGTGTCCACTTGATGTTGATTGTGTTTGTACACCAGCATGTCCCAATGAGCAGATCCACCTGCGGCAATGTAGGCTTGAACATTGCTCATCAGCTTTTGCCAATTGACATTTTTGCGATAAACATGATTGGTATCTTCCAATCCGTCTATGCTAAACACACAATAATCTTGGAGCTGATTGAACAAACGTCCTAGTGCATGCCAAAAGAATGTACTCTGAACAGCACCATTGGTATTCATGCCCAACACAATGTTGGGATTAATTTTTCTAAAGTAGTTGTAGATGTCCATGGTATAGTAGCCTGCAGCCGGATCGCCATAGTTGCCACACATGAACATTTTGTCTAGGTTGCCAATCACTCGGTCACTGAAATGTTGTTGTATTTGTTCTATCCGCAGGTGATGCTTGACGTCTTTTCTGAATTCCGTATCAGTCTCCCTGGCACACATGGGACATGCGGCCTGGCAAACATCTGTGGGTTCGACGTGCAAGACCTTGATTCTACGCAATTTCAACATCCGTGTTGTAACTGGTAAAGCCACCTTCTTTGACAACCTTGAGTATGTTCTCCACACGCCCAGCCAGCTCATCTCTGTGACTGACCAACCATATGCTCTTGTGACGTTCACGACTCATGTGTTTGAGCAAGGCCAAGGCATTTTCCACGCCCTGTGTATCCAGTCCACTATCAATCATTTCATCTATGAACAACACATTGATGGGTTGATATAAACTTTCAAACACATCACGGAAGGCCCAACTCATGCTAAGTATCAACCTGTTGCGTTCACCTCGACTGAGATTGTCAAAGTCCAGTTCACGACCCAGTTCTTCAATGCTGACACTGAGATCATTCTGAAATACCACAGTGTGTGGCAAGCCTATGCGATCCAGGTAGTGTGTGAGTCGGGCATTCAAATAGCTCAAGTTTTGTTCAATGATCTTTTTGCGTATGAAACTGTCCTTGCTGGTCAATAGTTTGAGCAAGAAGTCCTGATGTTCCTGCAATCGGGTAAGCTCATTGAGTGTGTCATATGTGACCACCTGCAAGGCTTGCCCTTGCATGTCTTCTATTTGTTCACCGTAAGGATCAGTTTCGGCCTGTTTGTTTTCCAACTGCTTTTGCAGTGCGGCCAGACTACTCCTATGATCAATGGCATCTTCTTCTCGATCATAGAACATAGTAGGTGGCTTGCCTAGCGTGCCCAAGGCGGTGTGGGCAGTCTCAAGTTCTGATAAGATTCGTGTATGTTCTTGGCACGCCGTTCTCGCTGCCACCAGATCAGCCTGCTTACCTTCCATGACCTGTTGGTGCTTATGGTCGTGGAAAGCCTGCCCGCAAGTGTGACATGTGTGATTTTCAAGTGTCGCAATCTCCTTGCCAAGCTTCTCAATGCTTTTGTTCTCGCGGTCCTTATCAAGCTTCGTGCGGGAGATCTGTCCAGCCAGGTCGTTAAGGTCCTTGCGCTTCTGATCCCATACTTTGTGTGCCTTGTGGGCCTGTATCTCGGCTTCAATATCAATCTTCTTGAGCTCTTCGAGCGCGGTCGTGAGTTTCGCAATCTCTTCTTCATGTTTGGTCTTCCAAATTGTTTGCCTACGTCGTAAAGCCTCGATCTGTTCTTCAATCCTTTTGTTGGCTTCCTGTACAGCACGTATACGGAATTCTTCCTGTTGTATGGCCTCTTTGGTTTGTCGGTTGTGTTCCTTGATCCGATCAGCCCGCTCACTGAGCATGGTTATGCCCAAGAGCTGTTCAATGATGGTTCTTTGATCCGTGGCCTTGAGACTGAGAAACGGTTCGGTATAGGTGTTGAGTGCCAGGATGTGTTTGAACATGTCGTGACTGAGACCCAGGGTGTGTTCGATAGCATCCTGTGTTTCTCTACTATCGCCTTGTGCTTCGTCGGTGATAGCCTGTTCTTGATTGTTCACATAGAACCTTAGCACATTGGGCTTGCGACCCCGTTCGATACGATATTCCTTGCCACTCACACTAAAATCCAAGCTGACCAGCATGTTTTTGTTGTTGGTCTTGTTGACCAAGTTGTCCTTGCGTATGTTCGAAAGTGCTTGACCGTATAAACTGTAACTCAAGGCATTGATTATGGTAGTCTTGCCAGTGCCGTTGCGAGATCCGTCGCCACCCAGGTCCAAGTTCTCACCCAACACAAGTGTGAGATCTTTGCGATCAAAGTCAATGCCCTGTGTGGCATTGCCCACACTCATAAAGTTTTTGACAGTTAAATTCTTGATTTGTATCATAGATTTTGATATATTTTAAGCAACAACTTTGGATCGTAGAATTCGCTTTCAATATTGGTCAACTGATCGGTAACAATCTGATCCACGCTTTCAAACTTGACTTCTCCAGGAGCCATGTCGGTGTCTACCGCAGTGCTTTTGACCGGAATCAAAGACATCTCTCTTAGATTGTAATCTTTGACAAATGTATCCTTGATAAAATTGGCTTCCTCGTAGCTGATGTCAATGTCCAGTTCCACACGCACATGCATGTTTGCCGCCAGGAGGTCTGGAGCCGAATCTATGACCTGGCTGAGTTTCAACACTTTGTACAAAGGTTGTCCTGGCCAGGCATGATAAACAGGTTCGGAACCCCATTCTAACGTCATCATGCCACGAGAGTTGTCGCCGGCATCGGCATAGTTGTGCGGAAAGCAGTTGCCGATGTAGTTGATGTTTTTTTTCTGTTGTCTAAGGTGGAAGTGGCCGCTGAACACCCGATCAAAGCCACCAAAATTTTCTACCTTGATTTCGCCGTGATCTGGCATTTCTACCATGGCATTCATTTTGAAATGTGGCAGTTCAAAATGTCCAAACATGTATTTGGCACTCATTCGAGGAATCCGTTTATGGTCATCGCCCACTAGCCAGGGTGCGATTATGACATCGCCGTCCTCGAACCAATCATTGACGATTTGGATGTTGGGTATGTG